AAGCGTTAAGAGCCCTGAGTTTATCTCGGTTGGCAATACCGGCATAAACCCAGTGGCTTAGCTTTTCTTTTTGCTGTGCCATGCTTTTCTCCTTTTGTATTCTTCATATCCATACTTGAACTCTGTCCATCTGTCCAGAATCATATCTGCTAGGATAAGCAGAGCTATGCAGGTGATTGCAAACATTAGCAGCCCGCATAGAAAATAAAATGCAAATTCCATCATGTTTAATTTGTGTTTAATGGTTTGTACTCCCGACAGGATTCGAACCTGTGGCCTACTGCTTAGAAGGCAGTTGCTCTATCCAGCTGAGCTACGGGAGCAGGCAAAAAGAGTGAGCACATCTGCCTACGTACTCACTCTTTTCTATACATTGTACTTTTACACCTACATAGTAATTTAAAGGTGGCCTGTCCTTTTTGTATCTAATCCCTCATACAGACAATCGAGATTAGCCCTCGGCAGAGTGTGCGCCTACTAGGATTTGAACCTAGGACCTGCGGATTATGAGTCCGATGCTCTAACCAACTGAGCTATAAGCGCATACCCAAACATGAACATTATTACAATTGTTAAAATGTTCGGATTAATAGGTATAGGTTGATTGTCTTCACAAAACCACGGTGGGTTAGGGGTATTGCATGGATCCATGACCTGTGCGTTGTAATCCGTTAAATACGGATTGTTCTGAAACGCTGGGTCTTTCTTGGGATCATACATACCACGAAGATAATCAATCTATTGGGAACCCAGAAGAATCCGCAGGATGCGAATCCATCTGGTCCCATGTGTCACCATACACGTCTGAGTTATCTGCACACCCTAAAAGAATAAAGCAAATCAAGAAGCAGATTATACCTATTAGTAAGGCTGTCTGTTGCTTGTCTCGCTGTATTACAATTAGGTGTGCAGCAAACCCAATCAGGATAACAAGTATCCCACAAAGAATAATTTCAATAATCGCAGTCACCTTTCACTTGATTTAGAATGTCCTCGTCTATCTTCTGACTATTATCAGATATCCATCTATCTATGAGCTTTTCAACTTCCTTGGTTTGTTCTACCTCTTTTAGCTCTTCATCATAGATATTAGACTTTGTAATGTGCAACGCATCTACCTCTGGTCTCACGTCAGTATGGTAACCTTTTGTTCCCCAAAATTCATACTCCCCGATACCGTGGTCAACAAATACTACTGTTGCTTCTATCTCAATGTCCATGTTGTAGTCCGCCCCAAGCTCGACTCCTTCATAGTCTAGATAAACGATTTCCATTTTTACATTATTGATATTGATTCTTTGTCTCCACTCTTGTTTGTTTCTAGCAATCATCCATTCGCACCAGGCAGCATAGCTAGGAGCAGGATTATCTGGGTAGACTGTAGACTGTAGCTTAAGATTACTCATCGCTTAAGAGTATTGGTTCTGCCCATTCTCCACATTGCTGACAGATATGTGTGTCAGAATCTATAGGAGCAGTGCAGCAGTATGATACGATTTCATCCATGACTACTAGTATAACATATCATTATCAAAGAACTCTTGTACCCCTACGAGCTTATGTCCTAGCTTACGCTTTTTTGCATTTAATGATCGCAGTCTCACAAAATTACGTCTGTAAGTAAATCCCCCGTTTGTCATTGCATTGTACACTCTACTTTGTTTAACGTCGTAATACTCAGCAATAGCAGCCGGACTGTACCCAGAGATGTACATACGCATATAGTTGTACACTTCATCGTATGTATATGGGGCTGAGCCCTCCCTAGTTATAGGTCGTTTAGTTTTCAGTGCAGTCCTAATCATATCTCTCATGAATTTAGGGACTCTAATTAATTTCATTTTTCCCATGTTTTTGAAATGTTTGTCTCTGCTTTTAGCAGACCGTTAGTAACAATAGTAAGAGCTGCTTCTTCCATTAGTTCAGTCATTCGTTCCTTCCATCTCTCTGCAATATCTTCTTTACAGATAGTATCTATCTGATCGTGAACAGTCATTACAATCTTCACCTGTGATTGTAGGTTGTGCTCCTTAATGAAGTTGTGAATCTTGACGAGAGCAAGCTTGGTCATGTCAGCAGACGCACCTTGTATAGGTGTGTTTTTGCTGGCACGTTCAATCATACCCATCTCTTTGGGTGGGGTACGAGGTCCGTCCCAATAGTCAAAGAATCTCTTACGTTTAAAAGGTTTGAAGGTACGTATGTACCCATTCATCTTCCCGAACTTCCCAAGCATGTCTAGAAACCGCTTGATGTTAGGGAATGCAGTAAAGTATTGGTCAATCAAGTCTGATGCCTCCTTAACTGTTATGTCTAAGGTGTCACTCAACTTGTGTGGGCCCATACCATAAGCCAAACCGAAGTTGATCGTCTTGACTTTAGTTCTCATGCTCTTGTGTTTAGGGCAATCGCACTTTGATTTGTTGCGCATATATGCACAATCATCGTCAGCTGCGTCTCTCCACTGGTCTTGAAACACAAGGTCTGCACATACAGAGTGCAAGTCTTGCCCTTTCTCAAGGGCTTCAAGGAATACAGGGTCTTTACTCCCATACGCAATGACATTCAGCTCCTGTGAACTGTAGTCAGAGGACACAAACACCCACCCATCCGGGGCTACAAAGCAATTACGATACTTATTATTAGCAGGAATCTGCTGCATATTAGGTTCAGAGGATGACACACGTCCGGTATCTAATATCTGAGAGAAATTAGTATGGACTTTACCATCACAATTTACATAGTTAAAGAAATTTGTACCATATGCATTAGCTAACTTGCTAAGTTCTTTATATCGTATATAGCTTTTGATTATATCATGCCTGAATCTGTGCTTGTTTAGGTTCTTCCCATTCACATCTTCAAGAGACGGGACTAGATGTTGAAACAGTTTGAGTATCTGAGACGGTGAGCTCCACTTAATAGTAGTAGCACGTTGCTCCTCAGCCTGTAAAAACATATCCTGTTGCACCGGAACATGGTAGTGTTTAGCCAGCTTAGGGTGATTGATTACTTCTCTATCTAGTTGTAGCTCGTATGTATGAGCCTTCTCTAGATTCTCAGTAGCCAAGTCAACCCATCTGTCCTTATCTACCATCAAGCCTTCATATTCTATCTCAGAGAATACAACAACAGCTTGGTTTTCTAGATCTGCAACCTGAACAAGATCGCTTTCACCCAATAACTTGAGTTGTTTCTCCCAAATTTGAATGAGATATGCCACATCGTTCGCACCATAGGTAATCTGATTGTGCGTAAACGGCTGACCTTGGAGGTTGACGAACTTGTTGCGGACCTCTTTGTCCAAAGTAACACCAATGTACCGTTCACAACATCTTGATAGTGAGTAGCCATGGTTTTGCTTACCACAGTGTAAAACTCTCTCTGAGAGATAGGTGTCGTATACGTTCTGTGTTTCAATGTTCCCCCATCGTTTGATGAACTTGTAATCGAACTTTGCATTGTGAAATATTTTCGTGATTTGATTCGACTCCAATACTTCTCTTAGCGGTTCGATAGATACGTGTCTTGTATCAATTACATATTGTTCATCCATGTCCCCAATTTGGAACATAATCATCTTCTTACATGTAAAGTCAAAGCCCTCAGTCTCAGTGTCTACACCAAGAACAGTTTTAGATAAGCAGTAGTCTACGCATTCCTGTATTGTACTCAGTTCAATCTTGTTGTTGAACTGTGTCTGATTCCCTATGAATTTTATCATCCCGTAATTGTTTTTCTCGAAGCTGCTGCTTAATTATTAAAGCAATCAAACCTTCTGCTTGCTCAAGAGTGAGCATCTCACCCTCAAAGAAACAATAGTTCAGCTTGTCGCGTTTGGCTTGATTGACTTTGCTGCGTATCGAAGATACAATGTTTGGTCTTTGGTAAGCAATTTGTCCTACCCATTTCATCCATCCCATGTTGTGAATTGTTTAGATGTTAGAGAAAAGAAAGGGGATGCCATTGCTGACACCCCCCATCCATGTACCTGATACTCGTTAGAGTATCGCTAAATTAGCTGAAGATTTCACCAGTAGTGTAATCAACAGCTTGTGTAACTGCAGGAATACCTGTAGTTACTGCTGGTGCATCCGCTTCTAGGAACACATTCGTTGGTTCCCCAAGTACAACGGTGCTACGAGTGAAGATGTACATCCCATTGTGTGTGATGAAATCCCCATCCTTACCACGTCGCTTGGCAGAAGTTTGGATGTTCTCAGCATCCCATTCAGTTGCTTCAGTAGTCTCCTGAATTTGCACTCGGAGACGTTGACCGTTAACTTCTGGGTTCAAGATGTTAAGAGGCTTAACAACATGACCCATCTCGTTAGTGGTGTAGTCCCCACCGAGATCGACCCCAAGAAGTTCTTGTGCATCTTGTGGTTCAACTGTCAACCAAGAACGACGAGCACGTGTTCCCACGGTGAATCGTTCATCTGATTTGTTGAACATGCCCAAGGCATTCTGTGGTCGGTCTGCTTGTTGCAGAATCTCACCGAACTCCAACTGAATCTTGTTACCGTTCACTTTGCGCGCCTGAACGAGAAGCGTTTGTCCTGGAGTCAAGGTCTCCAAGTTACCTGAGTTAATTGTGTTTACTTGCATGATATTTTATGCTTGTAAATGATTTTAAATGTGGGTACGTTTAATGGGAGTACCCTTCCCCAAACAAATCTTCAAGTGTGAATACGTTATGAAGAGTAGTCGCTGCATCTCGTTGTAAATACGGAAGACCCTCTTCATAACCTATCACATATGTTGCTACGATAGCAGCTATAGTTAAGCTCCTATCAAATTCCGAATCAAATTGCGCGGGTGCCATGTTCTCTTTATTTTGTTGTCTAATATAAAGCGTCTCATGGTTTTAACTGAGTCCGGCACAATACTCCTGCTTGAGGGGTAGACACACACAATGTATTTACCCCCTTCTAATTTGGTTGAGTTGTTCTCTATGTATTTAAGCAGGTCTCTTTTAGACCTTGATGCATAGACAACATATTCTGTAAGGTCTTCTATAGTCCATACAGGTGAGTTACTATTAAATTTCACATGTCCCATCGTAATTGGTTTCGTTAATACTATAGGCAGGACACCCACTCGAATGAGTGGTGTGCCCTGTCCCGGTGCATGAAGAGAGAGATACTACTGCGAACAGCAGTGCTCCTGCAGCTAGTACCCAGAGTAGGGTACGTGTTGTTTCTTTTTGATATTCTTCCATCATGATTTCTCAAGATTAAATTCAGTTTGGTAAACAATAAAGCCATGACCTGCATCTTGTTGAATCTTTTCGATCAGGTCAGTGATTTCTTCCCTTGTGTAGTAGGCAAGAACAGTGTCGTTTGCATTCTCAACAAACTTGTTAGTAGCATAAGCCTGCTTCCCGTTAAAGCTATCAGTTCCTGGTTCAAGTACAGCTACTTCAAACTTCTCATACCAGCTGGGTGAGTACAGTGTTTCTCTTGGGGATGAGTATGCAAACTTCCCAGCAATAATAGATACTGTGTAAGGGAGAATGTTAACCTTTGCTCTCCACAATCCCGGATATATTTCCGGGGAATCTGGGAGGTCTATCTTCCATTGTAATTTCTCAAAGTCAAATGTGTCCATGATTTCTAATTCGTTTCAGTTTAAAAATGATAACACAGCTGACGTCCCGTACATTAGGGATCGTTCACGCTGTGTTATCATGACACACGCCAAAGGCGGTGGTTATTTCTTAGGTCGATACACAGCCAGTAGTGTATACTTGCTGGGTATGTCGTAGAGTCCTGTTGCTTCATACTTGTGCTCAAGAACAAGCACAACTCCTCTACGTATTTCTTTTGTTACGATTCTGGTGTACTCCATGTATGATGGTTGCCACCAATCAACAACCTCATTGCCCTCGTGTTGACGGCTAATGAAGTCATCAAGCTGAGCTTCACTTCGTAGTACTATCATCATCTCTGTATTAAAATATAAAGTAAGGAGAGTATCCACACGCCATGCAATCACAACCGTCAGGTATTGCCCACTCTCCACATGCAGGACAAGAAGTCCATTCTGTTTCTTGTTCATCTAACTCGTCAGGTTGGTCAGGGTAGAAGTCCTCGAGTTCGATACGCTCTGCTTCATTAAGAAGTTGCTCTAAATCCATCCCACCAGTTAAGTCTTGACACTGTTTGTTAAGCTTATCGAAGATGTCAAGAATCTGACTGTCTAAGTTCTTTTTACGCACGTTGTCTAGTTCTTTCTGAATGCTCATGTGCAATACTGTATTATGTTACAGAATGTAACGGCGTGTGAAACAAGGGAAAAATAGGGAGGAGAACACTAGTGAGCGTTCTCACTCCCACACGAAATTGTTATCATCGGCGGCGGCCAAAGAGAGGCTAAGCCTCTCCTTCCGCTTCCATCTCATCAGCGATTTCATTTGCGATGAGATAAAGGTCAGGGTCTTTGACAGCATCAACCCACAGCTTTTTCTCGCCCATCTTGCGAGTTGTGCGGTCAATAGTCTTGCGATAAAACATGATGCCCTTATCAGAGCGGTTGAAGGAAGTAGGAATAAAATCCATAGTAATTAGAATTTAGCGGGGGGATACCCCAAGGTACGATGTATCGTAGGGGTCGGTGAGTGTGTAGGTTCACGTGTTCAAAAAAACACCCCAAAAAAATTTTTTTCCCCTAATTTTTTTCTAGCTTTGTCCCATGGCGAAGCTAATACAACAGATACGAGAAGAGCGTAATGTGTCCCGACCAGGGGTGCATGCTAAGACAAAAAATAGCAATCACAAGAACTCTAAGAATTACAAAAAGTCTTATCGAGGACAAGGACGTTAAATCTAATTGGTTATATTTGTCCGCTCAATAAGGAAGATATGGAAGAAGAATTCAACGTAGATTTTTTGGATCAAGCGAAACTTAAAGAACTGGATAAGAAAGTAGAGACCGGAGAGATTACATGCAATCTGGAGAACCCAGAGGAGTGTGAGAACTGCGGAAGTTAACAGCCTAGAATTAACTAGATCACCCCTGAGGGTAGTAAGTAGGGGGTCAGAAGTCGGGTTAATAACTGCAGCCTTGAGATAATAGGTAAACATAGCGGTGAAGTTGTCCCCGATAGCTGTGAAAATTGCAACGCTATAAAACCCAGGTCCTGGATAAAGGTAATAAGTAAATCCCCGGGACATAGGCTCAATACGGTGGGTGGAAATGCGTTAGTTAAAGATTCTCAAAGGGGGATAACTATGTTTAGTTTTAATTGATTACTTTTACATCAAACTAACTACCCCGCTATGGAGAAGATTAAAGACACCAAGTTAGGAGCTTGGTTAAAAGAGAAAGCACCAGGCGTATTAGACACAGTAGGTGAGCTCCTCCCAAATCAGGGGGCCCTAGGTGTAGTCAAGAATCTCCTTGATAAAGAACCAGACGTCGATCCAGCAGAAGCTAAGGCAAAGATTGACGCTGAGATTGCTTTTCAAAACAACGTAACAGAACGATGGAAAGCAGACATGGGGAGTGACATAAAGTTGGCGAAGCTGATACGTCCTGTAACCCTGATCACATTAATGGTAATGTTCTGCCTCACTATGATAGCAGACTCAATGGACGCTTGGCCATTCAATGTAAAAGATAGTTATGTAGACCTCTTACAAATACTCATGCTCACGTCGTTCGGAGCATATTTTGCAGGTAGAACTATTGAAAAAACTAAGAGATGAAAATAAATGAGGGAACTCAAGTAACCCTGGACCTCAAGACAATCGCCATAATCATAAGCTTTGTAGGAACCGTAGTCGGAATGTGGTTCGCACTGCAAGGTGAAATAGAAGAAGCTAAGCGTCTTCCAGAACCTAGTATATCTAGAACAGAATACGATCTCAAGGACAAGCTAGTCCGAGAGACTATCATGAATACTCAGAAGAAGGTAGAGGAGAACGGCAAAAAGCTAGACATAATCGAGGACAGGCTGTACGAGCTCAGCACAGAAGCCAAGAGAAGATGAAGGCTCTACTTACACTACTAGCCATGGGACTATCTCTAGGACTTTCTGCACAGGTAACTGTAGTACAGATTAATGCTAAGTGGAACAAATCCAATACGTTAGAGGAACTACGCGACCTAAAGAACTGCGAGTACGTATTTGGGTGGTTAGAAAACCAACCGTACAGCATTCAATCTAGCATTTCGTCAGTACCTCTTGTCGTTGTATATAAAGATAATATCCCTAAACAGCAATATGCTGCTGACATAAGTCTTAAGTTAAATACTACCTTTGAGGAGATCCAAAGTTTGGTCAACTCACTCAAAGACTAATGAGATATTTAATTTTAATATTACTGATGCCCTTATTTGGTTATGGGCAGCAGGACAGTTGCGTTGTGTTTAGCCCAGAGCTAAACAACAACATCAAAGTTATGGGGTTATACACAGACCCCCCGACCTGGAAAAACATCAACTACGTAGTGCACATACACTACACAGATAGTTTCCCCAACAGCATCCTAGCAGAAGACATAATATATGACGCAGACGATCACCTAAACGAGGAGTTCGAAGAAGCTATGTTCTCCTTTGACCTAGTAGCTATACAGTATCACAACTTCGATGACTTCTGGATGGCCCCAGTAATACTTGCCCCTAATGGTGCTTGCGCCCCATACACTGGATCAGTCTTCTACGGGATGCAAGAGTACCTAGAGGAAGTGCAGTGGGACAACGAGATATACATGAACGTCCATGTATTCCCACAATTCTGCTCAGGGATACTAGGTTTTGCTTGGACTAGCTACGTAAATAACAGTTGGGACGGGGTCTGGGTAAGAACAGATGTGTTTGGGAGAATTGGGGACCACATATCCCCACCCAGAGACGGGAACAAAACGCTAATTCATGAAGTAGGGCACTATGTTAGTTTGCACCACGTATTTAGAAACGTTGAATACTGCGGACAGGATCTGGGGTACTGCGAAAACACAGGGGACTTTGTATGTGACACACCCCCAACCAAACTAAACTGGAGCTGCGAGAACCCCGTATGTCCTCCCGGACTCTACGACTACACCCCCAACAACCACATGGACTACTACGTAGACTCTTGCAGGACAAACTTTACCCCGGGGCAGATAGAACGTATGCACAACGTACTCCCAATCACACGCCCATATATTATAGACCAAGACGACGACGTCTGCTTAGGGGACATTAGTGGGGACTTTGTAGTTGGGATGAACGACCTACTCTTAATACTAGCAAACTGGGATGATATATATTGGGAGGCAGGGGATGTAAACGGGGATGGATTTTTTACAGTTAACGATGTAACAATTGTCCTAGCCCAGTGGGGGAACATCTGCTACGGAGCTGAGCTTGACCCATTCTACAGAGAAGAAAAAGAACTGGTGAAAACCGAATCGGTAAAATACTTGCTAGATTTGCTAAATAAACACCAGAAAAATGGACTTAGAAGTAATTAGATTTAGCTCAGCTAAAGACAGCACACTAGGATTGCTGTTTAACGTAACAAATGATAAGAGAGAATTTCTTTGCTACACACTTGAAGACGAATACAGAGAAGAAAAAGTTATGCATGAAACCCGCATCCCTGCTGGGACGTATGAAATTAAGCTTCGTACGTGGGGTAGAATTCATGAAAACTATACTAAACGCTTTGCTGACATTCATAAAGGGACTCTTTGGCTTCAAGATGTTCCTAATTTTAAGTATATTCTTATCCATTGCGGTAACAATGACGATCATACTAGCGGGTGTCTACTCGTGGGCGACACGCAAACAGAAAACATAAAGTCTGACGGCTTTGTGGGATCATCAACAAGCGCATACAAAAGAATATACCCCCCAATTGCTGAAGCACTAGAGAATGGGGAGTGCGTAGAAATTACTTACATAGATTTTGATACTATATAACTTTCCTTTATATATTTGCTGCAAAGCAAACTATAATGGCAAAGTTAAAATTCAAACCAACCCGTGACTGGGTAGTATTCGCGTCCCCAAGAGTAGAACAAACCGACTCCGGTATTCACCTGCTAGGAGAGGGACAAAAAGCAATCAGCACTAACGTAGTAAAAGTACAAGCTGCAGGGCCTGATTGTCAGATGGTTAAGGAGGGGGACACAGTTCTTGTGCACCCAGAATCGGGAGCTCTCATCATACACCTAGATGAGGGAGAGTTCGCCTGCGTTAATGAGTTCCAGATCGTAGGAGTTATCCCAAAGATTATTTAAATCATGGACGGGACAGTTACAATCCCGTTGAAGGACTTCGATGAGCTAAGAAACTCGTCCGAAACCGCAATACAGATGAAGCAGAAACTCTCTACGGCTGCAAAAGAAATAGAGGTGTTTCTGTCTTTTCTGTGCACACGCGAACACATACAAGTGTACGTAGATGAATTCAACAAACAAGCCTCTAGAACGACCATAAAGATCGTTGACGGGAAAGCAAAAGTGCAGATTAATGAAAACTCTTAAAATAAAAGTAGACTCCACCCTAAAATACCTACAGGTGTTCAACGGGATACTAGAGCTAACCGACAAAGAGCTCCTAGTACTGTCAAAATTTATTGACCTATCAGATACAGTAAACCTATGCTCTACAGAAAACAAAAAAGCTGTAGCAAAAAGCTTAAATATAGAAGATCACAACACTCTTAACAATTATGTTAAAAAGCTTAAGGACAAAGGAGCAATCAAAAAGAACAAGAACGGGTATGCGCTATCTCCCATACTCCTCCCACAAAAAAGTGTGAGTCTTCAAATACTCTACAGCAATGAATAAAAAACTCTCTATATTTAAAATGCTCAACAACTTTAAAAAAGAAGCAGTAGAGTATGCAAGACAAGGGGCCCCTAACGTAACAGAGGCCAAATACAAAGACAGATTGATCACATGTAACAAATGCCCACATCTAAAGAATGCTTATAGGTGTGGGCTTTGTGGTTGTGTAGTAGAAGAGAAAGCAAAGTGGGCTACAGCAGATTGCCCAGACAATAGATGGGAAAAGAATGAAGGAGAAAGTCATAATCCAGAAGATAGCCAGTGAGCACAACCTCCCACTGCAGAAAGTAGAAGAAGCAGTATACTATCAGTTTAAATACGTAGCAGATATAATACGATCTGGAAAGTTTGAGTCCGTAAGACTCCCATTTCTTGGGAAGTTTCACGTGAGAAAAGGAAGATTAAACTATTTGAATGAAAGATCTGATAACAGTTAGTGGAAATAAGGTAATCCCCTCCCCATATGCACTCACTATCCCAGAGTTCAAGGCTCTAGACGTAGATGAGCTATCCGCAGTGTACTTTTTTGTAGACCATCGCTCCCCATACAGTGTATATGACGAAGAAAACAGGTGGGAACAGATAAAAGAAGTCCTAAAAGTAAGTGCATCCCCCAACATTAAGGCTGCAATGCAGGTATATGCAGAGTTATCAGAGACTTCTGCAGTAAAACTTCTAAAAGCTGCACGTGCATCTGTAACAAAACTAGAGAAATACTTCAATGACGTGGATCTCACCATGATGGATGACAATGGGAAACCGATATTCCACGCTAAAGACCTGATATCTAACCTTGCAAACATGGCTAAGGTCGTGCAAGGCCTAGATGACTTAGAAGAGCTAGTTAAAAAGCAGCAACAGAAGGAGAACCCTAACCGTGGTGGGGTAGTCACTAATAAATATTCTCAATGAAGAAGAAACATAAAAGATACCCCATCATATTTGTGTCTGCCTTGTTGCTAGAGATTGGGAGCACTATGTATATCAGTTCTGTATCTGACAAGAACATGGCTAGTACAATGCTATGGGCCTTTTTAGGCCCATTTATAGCACTTCCATTTGCTGGGTATGTAGCGGATGAAAAAACGTGGAAAGGAAGATTTTACTTAGCTCTCTCTAGCTCAGTTGGGTATACTATAGGAGCAATGCTGTCAATGTATTTTATATTAAAGAGGTAATGTTTAAGGATACCCACTTATTCTCCCCGGCAGCAACACATTACCTAGAACATGGGTACTATACCGACGCATTAGACGGTACAAAAGAATACTATGACCACTGGGATAGGGAAAGGGACAGATGTTTGTACGGGTTTGAGGTAAATGGGGTTAGGATTACAGGATATCACTACTTCTACTTAAACTATTGCCCAATTGACCGTGCAGTAGACGAAGTACTCCCAGATGGGACAGTGCAAGCCCGCAGAGAGCGTACATTTCCTGCATTCTACGATGGGGACTACCACTATTACCACGCAGTAGACACTTGCAGAAAAGAGAACAAACATATGTCTGTACTAAAGGCCAGACGTAAGGGATTCTCCTACAAAGCCGGTAGTATGCTAGCACGTAACTACTTTCATCTGCGTAACTCTAAGAACTTCGTGTTTGCAGAGCAGAAAGAATACCTAACTGGGGACGGACTCTTATCAAAAACATGGGACTTTATCTCATTCATAGACGATAACACAGCATGGACACAGCCTAGGCTGATTGATAAGGAAATGCACAAGCAATCCGGGTACAAGAAGCGTGTTAACGGGACTGATGTAGCGTTGGGTATGAAATCACAAATAATAGGGGTATCACTAAAGGACAATCCGCACAAAGTGCGTGGTAAAGCCGGGGAACTTATATTCTTTGAAGAGGCAGGTTCATTCTCAGGGTTGTTAACAGCTTGGGAGATAGCTATGCCTACAATGAAACAAGGTTCTAAGACCTTAGGTACAATGATAGCATTCGGTACTGGGGGTGAAGAGGGACATGGGTTTGAATCACTAGAAGAATTGTTTTATCACCCGGAGGCATACAACTGCTTAGCCTTTGATAATGAGTGGGATGCAGGTGCTATGGGCACACAGTGTGGGTACTTTGTCCCTATCTACCAGAACTTAGACGGGTTTATGGATGAAGATGGGAACTCCCTAATTGACGAGGCCAAAGAGTTTGAAGAGGCAGCCAGAGAGAACAAGAAGAAGGCAAACGATCCGAAAGCACTAGACCAGTACACAGCTGAGCACCCATTTACCCCACAAGAAGCTACACTCCAAACAACAATTAACATCTTTGACGTAACGTCTCTAAAAGAACAATACAACAGAGTCAAGGCACACAACCTAGAAAAGGAGGGAACTGCAGGAGTACTATACCACAAGGGAGAAGGTGTAGAGTTTCGCCCAGACCCTGGAGTAAAGCCTATAACCAAGTTCCCACACAGGAAAGACGACAACTTAACTGGGGGTGTAGTTGTTTATGAGAACCCATTTAAAACCAAGGAAGGTAACATACCTCATAATCTCTATATAATATGCCATGACCCGTACGCGCAGGGGAGATCCACAACCAACCAGTCGCT